AATACAAAGCGGTGTGAATGGTCTTAGTATAGACATTTTCCAATTGTAGGAAATTTCGGTTAGCGAGTCGATAGACCATTCCAAACCATCCCCATTTTTTGGTAAGGCGGTTTTCATCTGCTGACCCGTCGGCCCCTCCAAATACTTCTGGATAGAATTCAGTAAGTCGATTCCTAAACTCCAAAAAAAAACCATTGCCCCAAATGCGGTGTTGCAATCTAAGTCCTTGAAACCCGTGACAAGGTTTGCCGAATAGGGTGCAACCTCATACCTTCCGTTCTGTCCGCTATGGGTAACGGGGCGATACAACACACTCATCACCTTCCATAGGTCGTGGGTTTCCTTTGTGTATGTTTCAATGTCTATAAACTCACCCACCGACATATCATCCAAGTTTGGAATAAACCCGTATTCAACGCCATCCATTTTGAACCTGGGCGTGAATGTCGGTTGTTCTGTCAACATCAATGTGATGCGTTCCACGGCCTTTTGCAATACATCAAACGGCATGGCCATGACCTCGGTCATAGTCAACTCACAAAAAATTGATACCGCTTCCAATTGGCGTTGGGTATCTTCCATGTCTTCTTTCAGACCTTGATACGCCAACATTTGATGCAACTTTACATCCTTAAGCGATGTGGGTACTAATATGGTTTTTGATTCAATCATTAATTATAAAACGACCAAACCCCGCTTTGTTATTCCAACGCTTCATTCAACAACACACACACCTTGGCGTATTGCCTTTGCACCTCCTTATCGGTGTACAAAATGTTACTAAACTCGTTTACCGAATTGATTGCCGTTGAATGGTCGCGATGGATGATCCGCCCAATTTCTGCCCACGGCATCCCTAACCTTTTTCTGCAAATAAAGTTGAACATGTGACGGGCGTATAACGATGCTCTTTTCCGTGATGGGCAAAGTATTTCATCGGGGGTTAATTCCGATACTGTGCAAACCGCCCGTAAAACCTCCTTCCAATGGTTGGGTGCATCGTTAAAATCAACCCGTGGGTTTATTATTTCACGCTTTAATGCTTGGATTTTGCTTAGGGCTTCGCCTTGTATATGAACTAACAATAATCGCAGTCGTTTAATTTCTTGTCGTTGGTTGTGTAGTTGTTGGTAATGGCTTGTCATATCGTTTCTTGAATTGCTTTGAAAATTTGGTATGCCACTTGTGGAACAATTGCATTCCCGTATGCTTTTATGGATTCGTTTCTCCATTTTGAAAAGGTAATTCCGTCCAATTCGGTGGGAAGCCCATCATCTCCGCCACAAATCGGGGATTGAGATGGGAACGAGTCCCAAGTAGGTGGTTGATTTCCGAACCTAAATCGTCCCCCTTCCAATTCTCCGTTCTCCAATGCATCCTTTCGTCTGATGTTCTCGGTGTCGGCAACATTCCCATCGCTGCAAAATGTTCCAAATACATCCCCCTCGTTTCCCCTCCGTATGTTTCCTTCCGTTTCATCGTTTGTTCCTCCGTCACTTCCCTTGGGCTTGAATTTGGTGTTGGCAACATCCCGTTGTACGCCCATTCCCTCAAATTGCTGCATCCTCCTTTGTTCGCTGCGTCCGACCTTTCTTCTGGTTTCCTCACATCCGTTCTGATATCCATTGTTTGTGGTGTTGGTAGCAACGAACCAAACTCGGTCTCGTCCGTGTGGGGCATTGACCGCCGCCGCAGGTATAACCACGGCCTGGACTTCGTACCCCTCAGATTCCAAGTCAAAATGCACCTCGTCGAATACCATCCCTCCATTCCAATTAAGCAACCCAAAAACATTTTCCCCCACGATGTACTTTGGTTTAATCTCCCGTATTGCTCTAAGCATTTGGGGCCATAAATGGCGTTCATCTTCTTTGCCTTGTCGTTTTCCCGCCATTGAGTAGGGTTGGCATGGGAATCCTCCCGTGAGAATGTCAATTTTGTTTGCATATTTTGTAAAATCGGTTTTTGTAATGTCATCAAATGATTCTGCGTTAGGCCAATAATGGTGCAACACTTTTTTACCAAATTCGTTCCACTCGCAATGGAAAACATTTTCCCATCCCATCCATTCGGATGCTAAATCAAATCCTCCAATTCCCGAAAATAAACTACCGTGTTTCATCATTTGTCTTTTCAAAGATACAAATAAACACGAAATAAACAAAATTACCTAATATCGTAGTTCCCGTAATTACTTTTTATACCCAATGCCATCATCTCATGGTAGCGCCAACTATCGATTGCGTGATCCGTGCCAATGGGGTTGTTCATGCTTCGCCCCTGGGCATCGCTATCCCAACAATAATTACGCAACTCCTTGATTAAATTGGTGGATGTGGATGTAACCAAATACGATTGCGATTGCATAATTTGTATTCCGTAGTTGATGGAATCCTTGCCTTTGGTTACTCCCTTAATTCTTATGCCGTATCTTTTAATTTCATCGATTGACTTTGGTTCGGCACTATCTGCATACACGGGTACAAAGTTGGGTAATGCCTTTGCAATGTCACTATTAAGCATTCCCGTGTGATATGCGACCTCATCGATGATGCGTTGACCATTGTATTCATATACGGCTACGATTGCCGTAGGGTCGTTTGTATACCCAAAATCCACACCAATGCCGAGCAACCTTGCATCATCGGGAATGGTGTCAATGGTTTGCCAATTGCTGAATATAACACCTTGCAAGTTTCCAATCTCACCAAGCCCAAATACTCTCCACCAATTTGCCCAATAATTTGATGTGGTTGCCCTATCCCGTGCCTTTTCAATTTCCGCCACAATGGATTTATCCAACGCTTCGTTGTCCTTGTAAGTGAGTACAATCATTTCCGCATCGGGGTCGTTCACCAATTCGCTATCCACCCAGAACTCCGCCACGGGGTTGTAATCCAAATAAATGAATTTACGGGTACGAATCGCCATTTGGTAATACGATTCCCAATCGATGTTGTTGCACTCGTTTACAAATAAAACATCACGCCTTGCACCCCTTAATTTTTGTGGTTGGTCTGCACTAAAAAATTCAATGTAACTGTCATTGCTGAATGTGTAGGTCAATGATGACTTGTTCCATTTCAACGGATCAAACATTCCCACCATGTCCATAATTTTTAGAAAGTCACGGATAGCACCCCTTCGCAAATGCGGGATGGTTTCCGATACGATACTTATCTCACACTTTGCGTTCTGCACCGCGTAGGTGATAAGCATCGGAATGATACTGAATGTTTTTGATGAGGATGTGCCACCCCTAACTATCCGCACCCGCTTACGCAGGTTGGCAATTTTTTTTTGAGCGGATGTGGTTTGCAACATTACTTCACATCCAAATCAATGCCGTTGAAGATTGGTTTCTCGGTGGTAACATCAATTTGTTGGGTGGGCATACCAAATCCCGAATCCATCAATTGTTTGTACGCACCTACATCACCTTTCCTTGCCTTGTGTATCATTGCAAGTGTGATTAAATCTTCTTGGGATAGTTTTTCCAATTCGCCCGTGATGGGGTTCTTTGCGTCTTGCATTACCTCCAACCACTTCCGTGCAATGGTGCTTCGGTTCTTTGTTCCTTTGGGTTTCCCGTTGGGATTCCTTACCTCACCTGGCTTTGGTGGGATTATGTTTTCTGGGTTTGGCATAATTTCAAATCTTTATCAAATCAATCGTTTGGTAAAATCGGGATGGGCATCCACCAAATTGGTTGATGTATTGGCGAATCATCGTGGGCCAAATACCATTGGTCTTCCATTATGTATGCAACTTGTGTTGTGTCAATTAATACCCACACTTCATCGTGGGGTGTTACCTTGTTTGTTTCTCGCCATGCTTTCATAGTTCAACTCCGTTTCTTTTAATTTTAATTGTTGGGTCTAATTTACGCATTCGGTCAATTATCACTTGGCAATACTTCGGATCAAGTTCCATCCCGTAACATTTTCTGTTCAATTGTTGTGATGCAACCATCGTTGATCCGCTACCCAAAAAGAAGTCAAACACCAAACTATTTGAGTGGGAACTTATCTTCATTTCATTTGCAATTAATTCAATTGGCTTCATTGTTGGGTGCAATCCACTTTCCCTTCCAAATTCCAAACATCGTGAATAATTAACATCTTTCAATCCATTATTCCAAATTGCTGATTTTCTAAACAACAACAAATATTCAATGTCGGGTCTGTGAGAATCCCCAATTGGAATTGCGTTTGGCTTTTTCCAAATTAAAACATTAAATGAATACCCAGCATCTCTTGCCCAAACTAAATAATCGGGCAATAACTCTTTATTGCAAAAAATATACGCATTCATATTTTTACCAAATACCAATGGCAAAACTTGTAAAAATTCTGATGGTTCAAAGTTTGAAATAAATTCAATGTCTTTGCCTTGTTTCCTTAGCCCAGCACCAATACTTCCTTTTGCCCCGCCTTCTGTTTCTATTTTATACGGCGGGTCGGTAAATACCATGTCCGCTTTCTGCCCATCCATCAATCTTGCAACCGCATCACTATCCGTGGAATCACCACACAATAATCGGTGTTGGCCTATCTCAAATAAATCACCCAACACAATATCCGTTTCAATGTTTTCTGGTTCCTCAAAATTATCATCCTCCGCTTCCAATTCGTGTTTCATGTTTGGAACCTCTAAACCCCAATCGTTTAAGTCATCCAATTCAAAGTTGTTTGCTAACTCATCCCAATCCCATTGCCCCGTGTTTGCGTTTAATCTGATGTTTAATTCCTTTTCATCTTCCTCCGACAAATCCACAATAACACATTCGATTTCGGTGTACCCTAATTTTTGCAACTCCCTTACCCTAAAATGTCCACCAACAATGTACCCCGTTTGCTTGTTGTAAATAATTGGCTCAACAACTCCGAATTTTTTAAGGGATTGTTTTAACTGCGATTCTTGTTTTTCCGTTGATTCCCTGGGGTTATACGGGGCGGGTGTTAATTCCGATATTTTCTTAATTTCAATTATCATTTGTTTAGTTTTATGTGGTGTACTGTGATAAGATATTCGTTTTTCAATTTTGTTCCAAAGTGTACTTCGTGGTGATGGTCACGGCATAAACAAATCAAATTTTCTATGTTGTCCTTTCCCCCTCGTGACCTAGGCAATAAATGATGGATATCAATCCCTTGCTTTCCGCAATCTGGGACTTCGCACTCGATCCAATCACTTTTGTCATACCCAAAGTAATCTAAATATATCTTTGTCCACGGCTTCATTTCGTATCGCTTGTAAATATAGTTCATTACATACCCTTGGACTAATGCCCATTGATATTCCCACTTGTTCCCATGTTTTGCCCATATCTTCGCGTAAAATCATGATGGCGTATTGCTTTGCAAGTTTTTGACGGCGAGTAGCCACTCCCCCCATTTTGCTCGGTCTTGAAATTTCTGTCTGCATTTTATACACATATAAATTTGGTTGGGTTCAATGTTTGGCCCCAACTCGTTGATAAGTTCTTTTGTTGATTCTGCATAATGGTCACAACAATCACAAAGGTTTCTCGTAAGTTTCATACACCTGGGTTAACTCGTTAATCATGTTTTGCCACGCCTTTGGGTTGCACGAACATGGCTTTTGGATTCTTTTACTTTGGAATATGCGTGACCACATCACCGCGATTTTGTCGGCTTCCATTGGGGCTAATGTTGTGCTATTTACACTCTTAAAATATGTCCACCATTCGTATTCGTCTTCCGTCATACACAATGGTTTGCGATAAGGAAATATCTTGTTTAATTTTTCCTTTCGTTCTGTGCATCCACAATCTTCCCCTCCAATAAATTTCACAAGGGCTTCAATCCCCGTGGCCTTCGTTACCTTCTGAATCGTATCCCCCAAACCTATGGATGGTCGTGATTCGGTGTACTTCTTCCGTGTTTCGTTTTTCTTCTGCATAAATTTTATATTTTACCGTTGTTCTTTGTTTAATAAATTGTTTCGCGTTTTTGATTGAGTTAAATACGCTATGGGTTGGGATGCCCGTCTTTTTTTCAATGTCCCGCATCGAATGTCCGTACACAAAATGCAACTCCAATAACATCTGGTCATAATCGCGTAGGTCATCAATTGCTTTCTTTACTTCACCCATCAAGTCCATGTGCGCCATTTCAGCCATTTCGGGGCTTTCTATGGGGTTGAATTGGTCTTGGTGTGGTATTGTCTTGTTTTCCGCCCGTTTGATGTCTATAAACGCATTATGTAACATTTTGAAAAGATAGATGGTATTGATGGTTCCGTTGTAATTGGCGAATCTGTTTAGTGAACCCTCTTTGATTTGTATTTCCCCCAACTTCAAATACATTGTTTGTACCATATCATCGACCTCATCACGATTCGCACCCAAGTATTTGGCTATTTTAATCCATTCAATGTGGCGTTTGGCGATATCGTTAAGCGTTATCAAAGTAACTTTCTATTTGCACAATAAAATCCTCAAACGAATATACCAACGCATATTTGTAATTCATGGCCTCAACCATCAATTGCCACTTCTTTTGATGTTCGGATTGCTTATTCGGTTTGATTTTTAACTCAATGAATAACCCGTGGTGGGTTAGGTTGGGCATAAACAACACCAAATCCGATACACCTGGGATAACCCCTTCCGCTTTTAACCTTTGGGCCGTTCGCAAATCGCGTGATCCACCATTGGGAACATGGATTAATAAATCCCCCACCTGGCGGTATTGTAGTCGAAACCACTTGACACATTGCACTTGCATACGGCTTTCAAGGTGTTTCATTCCGCGTCTAAATAGATTGATTTGGCTTTTGTGAATCCTTTGTTATACCACCATTGGGCGTGGATTTTTTCATCCCGTTTTAATTCGTGGAATAAATCCGTTGGTATTTCAAGATTGTGGTTTATCTGCAACCATTCAATCAACTGGTCGATGGGGGTAATTTCTTCGTTTAACATTTTTCAATTTCGGTTTTTACTTGTTGCCAATAATCATCAATATCATCGTGTTCAATTAATAAATCAACTGCAACCAATGCACATTGAATACCCTCGTTTCTCTGTTGCAATCCAATCACGGTAAATTTATCAACAAGTTCTTTGGCTTTGTCTTTTGGTGTCATGGCTTTCTTGTTTCAATTGCGTTTTTAATTGACATGGTCATGTAATCCAATGCCCGTTTATAACCTTCCGCATAACCATCGGAATAACTCATTTCCTTTCCTGCGATTTCCATTTCTTTGGCTTGTTCCAAAAGTATTTCGTGTTTGTATTTTACTTGGTATGTTGTTTTATCAACAATGATAATTCGGTGTTCAATCAATTGGTCAAGAAACCATTGAACCGCAGTTTGTTGTTTATTGTTTGTCATTGCTCACCTCCTCCGTAGGTTTCGTTGTAGTATTGTTCACCAGTTATTGGTAGTGTACTTTCAGGATAATCAATTCCATGAACTGTTCCTTTGTTGTATGCAGTTTCAATTCTTTCCTTTTCCATTTCTTTGGCTTTGTTATACCCAGTAATAAAGGCATTTCTTTCTGAATTACTAAATGGATAAAGTTTCATCGCTAATTCTGCAACATCCACCGCCGTTTGTTGTTTATTGTTTGTCATTGGTCACCTCCGTAGGTTTCGTTGTAGTATTGTTCTGGATTAAATGCATCAAGTTCTAAATGATAGTGACCTTCTTTGTAAGTAGAAATTATCTGTTCCTTCTCTATTTCTTTGGCTTGTTCAATTATATTATCAATGTTCTTGTCTGACATTAAAACATATTGATTAGGTAAATTTTCAAATTCAGTCTTAAAAATCAGTTGTTTTATTATCCATTCTACTGCCGTTTGTTGTTTATTGTTTTTCATTTCCTTCTGTTTTTAAAAAATGTCCAAGCACACATACTTACCATTGCTCCTTTAATTCCTTCTTTACTTTGTTCTTGGACATAAGAAGCATACTCATCAGCAAATAGGCACATTTCGTGTTCATACTTTTCTTTGGCTTGTTCAATAAACTCTGTATAATAAGAAGAAAATTCCTCGCCATTTTTAGTTTCGATTGCATTTAGCAACCACTCTACTGCCGTTTGTTGTCTTGGCTTATCCGTGTTGTTTTCCTTTGCAAATTGATTAACCTTATCAAGGTACTCAACTGCATTAATCTCCGTTTGTTGTTTATTGTTGCTCATAGTTTTTAATCTCTCGTTTTACTGCATCCCAATATCTATGCTCTGATTCCAAATTTTGAACTTCCATCCAATCAAAATTAATTGCTCCAATTATTTTATTAATTGCAATCATTGCACATTGCTTGGCGTTCCATAATTTCATTCTTTGGGAATAAAATAAACCATCTTCCGTTATTGCTTCATTGGATGTAAATTCAATAAATAATTCTATTAATTCCTCGGCTTGCTCTTTCGGTGTCTGTTGTTTATTGTTTATCATTTGTCACCTCCTTGTATTTTATCACGCATCCATTTTGCACCTTTGATAAATTGTAAATCATAAAAATCTTTCGTGTTATCATATGGTACTTGAAATGCTTTTTCATCTATTTCCTCATCACTCGGTAGTTCGATGGGGGTGAGTGAGTTGATAAATTCATCTGTTGTCATATCAAATGAAATAGGGTTATCAAGACCACGCTTTATTTCTTCTTCTGTGTATAGTTTCACTGCCGTTTGTTGTTTATTGTTTGTCATAGTGTTATCTCATCTAATAGTTCGCTGTTCTCATCCTCAAAGTATGAGTCGTTAAAGAATTGAGCCATGTCTCCGTTCAACTCGAACGGCTGAGGCTTGATGGTTGGTTGGGTTCTGTTACGCAGTAGCATTTTGAATGCGTTGCGCACATGGTTGTCGTCCATGTCATCGACGTGGATAACAACGCCGGTCTTGGTAGTCCAGTAAAGATTGTTCATTAGTTCTCCGATAAGATTTGCTTTTGTTACTACAAATATAATACATAAGTATTACATCTTCTATTTTTTTTTGTGTCTTCAAAGACACTCAGAACTTCCCCTTCTTGTTATGCAGCATAGCATTCATGCACTGCTGGTCAAGCCAAAGAAAGAAGTTCCAAGCCCTCTTGATTAATTTAATTATGATCATCCGTAAACAACTTCCCCCATTACTAAGTACTGAAACACAACGTCCGCATTGTCTGCGTCGTAATCCTCTTGAATGAAAGCCATCAAGTGTCGCATCACACTCTCGTCCTCGTGTGCTGTCTGCAATCTCTCCTTGATTTTGTTGTAGGATAGCGTGCCCACTGGCTCATCATCCTCGATGTCGTCGATCTCTATGTCGATGCGGTGTGTCATCACGGCACGAGCAAGACCTATGCTCACAGGTTGTGTGGGCTCAAGAGATTTAATCACATCATACGAATGGTCGGGGATGCTGTACCAATAGTTGCTACCACCCTCTATCGCAGTGACGATGATGTTCTCTACCATGTCGTAGGTGATAGGGATGTTGATTGATAGTGGTTCCTCCTCATCAAGTACTGACATGACTAGGTTGTGAACTTCGTTGACGTTGTCCGCGTCCGTGTTGGGGATGAAGCCTCGGTTGAACAACCGAGTGACAATGGCTTTTGTTTTTTCTATGTTACTCATTCTCTTTATTATAAACTTTGTAAAGCCCTACCATCATGATGAATAGGATTGATAAACCCATACCGCCGGCGATGATCTGCGCAGCGATAGGGTAGCGACACAACAGCCAACCATAGGCAAGCCCACTTGCAATGGTGGATACTACTACTAGTAGATTTCTCATCATCCAATTGATTTGTAAACTCTGGTCTCACCATCAGACATGACCACCATGTCCGGCTTGAACTTTGACATAGCAGTCTGCACTGTGTCAATGAATCTTTCTCTGTTGTCTGCATCTAAGTACAGCAACCGGTCGATGATTTCTTGGATGAACTCTCTGCGTTCTTGCTCCGATGTAATTCTTTTGCGTTTCATTCTTGATCCTCCCTTTCTATTTCTTTGTTGTCAATCAT